TAATTATTGATACGATACATCAAGTTAAAGGTGGAGAAGCTGATAATGTTGTCCTGGCGAGCAAATGTAACTTTCCATCTCATTATGACAAAAAGAATTTGCAGGATAAAGTAAAAGAACTTAGGGTTTGGTATACAGGTGCCACTAGATCCAAAGGTACGCTGCATTTATTAGGTACCAATCATCAATACAATTTTCCACTTGGAAAATATTATAAACTATATGAGGCTAACTATGTCAAATAAAGATATGTTCGATGAAGTATTTCCGCAAAATAAACAGATAGGCGGGAATCACTACAAGGACTTTACCATTCAACCCTATGAATTTATTTCAAAAAATAATTTATCGTTTTTCCAAGGGAACGTTATTAAATATGTTTGTAGATATTTAGGTAAAAATGGAATAGAAGATTTAGAAAAAATTAAACATTATTGCGACTTAGAAATCTTAAAGTTAAAAGATGGAAAAAGAAAAAAGTAAAGTTGACTGTGAGTTTTGTAAAACTAAAAAAGCTATTGTAATCGAGGATAAAAAATACTACTGTCCCGAGTGTTACATCAAAATAAAAAAAATAGATGACCCATCAACTTAATTTTATTTACAATGACTCAGACTGGGTATGTCCTTCTGAATACCCTGATTTATCTCAAGCAAAAGAAATAGCAATTGACTTAGAAACTAAAGATCCAAACATTAAAACAAAAGGTTCGGGTTGGGCTACATTTGATGGTCACATCGTTGGGTTTGCAGTAGCAGCATTTGATCAACAATGGTATTTCCCTATCTCTCATGATGCGGGAGGTAATATGGATTTATCAATGACCACTGCTTGGATGCAAGATATATTAAAAACTCCAGCTACTAAAATATTTCATAATGCAAGTTATGATGTTGGTTGGTTACTTGTAAATGGTTTTGAGATTAGAGGTAAAATTGTGGATACCATGATTGCTGCAGCTCTAATCAATGAGAATAGATTTAGTTTTAGTTTAAATGCCTGTGCTAAAGATTATTTAGGTGAAATTAAAAATGAAACTTTTTTAAATGAAAAAGCAAAAGAATGGGGAATAGATCCTAAAGCTGATCTATGGAAATTGCCTGCAGGTTACGTAGGTTTTTATGCTGAACAAGATGCAGCATTAACTTTAAAACTTTGGCAACGATTTAAAACAGAAATAACTAAACAAAGTTTACATGATGTTTGGGAAATGGAAATGGAACTTCTTCCTATCTTAATTGATACACGAAGAAGAGGAATTAGAGTGGATGAAGAGAAAGCTCTTCTGTTAAAGAAAGAATTTAAAACTAAAGAAAAAAATGTTTTACATAAAATTAAACAAGAGACAACGATTGATGTAGATATTTGGGCTGCTCGATCGGTAGCGCAAGTGTTTGATAGAATTGGGGTAGACTACCCACGGACAACGAAAACCGAAGAACCAAGCTTTACCCAAAATTGGCTAGTAAATTGTGATAACCCGATAGCGCAACTAATAAGACAAGCAAGAGAAATAAATAAATTCCATTCAACATTTATAGACTCCATTTTAAGATATACCCACAAAGGTAGAATTCATTCTGAGATTAATCAGTTACGATCTGACCAAGGTGGAACTGTATCTGGACGTTTATCATATTCAAATCCTAACCTCCAGCAAATTCCTGCAAGGAATAAAGAGATGGGTGATAAAATTAGAAGTTTGTTTTTACCTGAAGAGGGAAGACAATGGGGTAGTTTCGACTACTCACAACAGGAGCCTAGGCTTGTTGCACACTACTCTGCAGCGCTTAATGATAATTATGCATTAGAAAGTGCTGCGGAGTTTATAGAAGCTTATCAAAATGAGGCTGCTGATTTTCATCAAATTGTGGCAGATATGGCAGGAATATCGCGAACTCATGCCAAAACTATCAATTTAGGGTTATTTTATGGCATGGGTAAGTCAAAATTAGCTAGAGAATTAGGGATTGACAAAGATAATGCTGAAAGATTGTTGCAAACTTACAATAGTAGAGTACCTTTTGTTAAAAGATTAGCTACTGAGGTATCTAACAGCGCATCTAAATATGGCTTTATTCGAACAATAAGGGGTCGTAAATGCCGATTTGACATGTGGGAGCCTGCTACCTTCGGAATGAACAAAGCGATGGATTACGAGGCTGCTAAGGCCCATTATGGTAATAATATACGTAGAGCCTTTACTTATAAGGCTTTAAACAGATTAATTCAGGGATCTGCTGCTGATCAAACTAAACAAGCTATGATTAATTGTTATAAAGCAGGTTACAAACCATTGCTGCAAATTCATGATGAATTATGCTTTTCAATAGACAGTGAAAATGATATTAAAGACGTTAAGGAGTTAATGGAAAATGCAATCGAACATCTCAAAGTACCTTTCAAAGTTGATATTGCCCTCGGAAGATCCTGGGGAGAAGCTAAGGAATAAAGACTGCAAGACCTGCAACAACACAAGAGTTATTCTTGAGGTTGAGGATCTTGAGATTCATTCGAAGAGTCCTTGTCCTGATTGTTCTCCGACTCCTGATTATTTTCGGAAGCTTGCTGCTCTTTAAACTGTTTATAATAATTTGGGTGTTTCCATACAAACGTCATTTTTTTTCTCCTAAGTTATTTTTTTACCAATTATAACATGGACGTTTTTTCAAAAATTTATTTTATTGAATTCTAGAGGGTTGACAAGATCAGGGGTTTCATTCTGGCTGCGACACTGGATGCTTTTTGGTGACTCTGTTATTTTTATCACGAACTCTGTCTTTCCATCTTAAATCTATCTCTAAAACTTGATCATTGTTGCCATGACAAATTTTTATTAAGTGACCTTGAGATGTATCACTTATCCAATATTTTTTATAATTATTTATTACAATTGATTTTGCCATTAATTTAATTTTTCTCTTCTAACTTCATCAACCGTGTCCTGGTCAAGCTTCATTCTAACACCTGCTCTAATTAATTTATACTGTTTTGGATTGGTGTGTTTTTCTATTTGTAATAGTGAACTAATTAATTTTATTGCAGCACTCACTTTATCATTTTTGTATGGTTCATAATCATGGACAATCATTAACTTGTGCAGCTCATAAAACTGGCCCCACTTAACAAAAGATTTTTCCCATTGTTTTAATTTGGTTTTAGTCCAATAGTTTTTAGGTTTTTTTCGGGACATGGGTAGCCTAGAGAATAATTGAAAAAAAAATAAAAAGCTAGTTTTTTTTAACTAGCAATATCGTAAAGACCTTTTTTAGCGTCTTCAACACTTTGATCATTAATCTTTTTTTTAAGATCTTTGATCTTTATATCGATCCACCTCATGTCAGATGTTACTCTCCCCTGTGCCAACGCTTGTGTTGCCCACTTGGACTCCAACTGAAGCTTTTCCGATATTAACTTTTGTAGTTGCATCTCGGTCAACCTCCTCGAAGGTTATAAACAGAAAGTCCGGGTTATGAAAACCAGCACCTTCATGTTCTGTTACATCTCCTGAGTCAACCTTCTTTGAAAACGTCTCAAGAGCGGCCTTATCGTTCTCAGCCTCAAGCATCTCATTAATATATATATTTTTATAGTTTGCTTGGACGCGATATAGCTTCATAAGGGATTATATATCAAAACACACAGTAAATGCAACTATGAGGGTGTTCCAGGCTTAGGAAGGGGTATAATTGGCTTTTTGCCTACCTTTTTGCATTCAAATTTTACCGCTAATTCTGCATCATTTACATCTTTAGGGTTTAATTGTTCTAAAGATTTACCTGCAATATCATAACCTGCAAGGGCACAGGATCTATGATCGTTAAATTCCATGTTCACATGTAATGATTCGTAACATTGATTTGTTAGCAAGGTGCATAAGTGCAGTATTAAAATAAACTTCATAGTCCTATATTATCCTATCTTATTTAATCCTTGCAATTATTATTTTAATGTTTATAACTATTGCATGACTAACAAGGAGTGTATCATGAATGTAATAAAACTTAAATCCAATAGTGAAACATTTACTAATTGGATTAAAGAAGTTGATGATATCTTGAGCAAGACTCAGATCAACAACGTTAATGGTGAACCGTTAGAGTATAAGGACGATCACTTTCAAGAGCAAATGCGTAGGTTGCAGCAGTGCTCTATGAACTTTGAAATGCATCCTATCTATCCGATAAATGAGCAGGTCGCGATGGATTTAATCTACAGCCACATTGAAGGAGAGAAGAATAAATATGATCAATCAGTTTTATAAATTCTGTTTTTTAATCATGCTGCTAGTGATACCACCTAAAATATTTTTACTTTTAGTTGGGGCACTGCTTTACGTAACATTTAACTAACCAATAAGGAGAAAAAAAATGTCAGTTAAAGAAATAAAAAATAAATACTTTGCAACGAAAGATTATTCGTTGTTTAAAAAATCTAGAGGTAATCGTGAAGTTGATCACACTCATGTTGAAAGAATCAAACGATTGATTGCTGATAAAGATACGAAGGCTGCAATTACTGTAAATAAAAATTATGAAGTAATTGATGGTCAACATACCTTGCAAGCTAGAAAAGAGTTAGGTTTAGAAATTTACTTTATCATTTCTGAATCGGATGATGCTCTTGATACTGCAAGAATGAACACCGGAAAACGGAACTGGAACTTGGATAACTTTTTAAAGTTTCACTGCGATCGTAATAGACAAGATTATAAAATTTGCAGATCGAAGATGGAACAATTTGGGATGCCAGTTGCAGAAACACTTGCATTACTAAATGGTAAAGCAACTGTGTCTAAAGATATTACTGAGGAATTTAAACTTGGTAATTTTTCTATTCCATCTGGTAACATTGCAAAGTTTGATCGGATTGCAAAAGAGATGACACACATCGCTAAGCAAATTGATCCGTCAACTACAAAGTTAAAAAGACAATTGATCAGAGCTTATTTAATTTTGTGCAAACATCCAAAGTTTAGTTTTGACAGGTTAAAATCTGCAATGCGATCTAAGGGTGGAAAACTTAATGCAGTTACATCAAAAGATGAATACATTGAACAACTCGATAGAGTGTATAATGGTGGATTAACCAGAGATAAAAAAATCGATCTACTA